GCCCGGTTGAGCCGGGCGTTCCGGGACGGGATACGCAAACGACACCTCCTTCATTTCGAGTCGTTGAAACAGGGGACAGGTGGCTCTTTGGCCCGCTGTTTGGGCCTTAGTATAGTTTTTCAGGTGGTTTGAGAGATCGGGGGGAAAGAAAAATTGGCCCTGGCTTGCGATCGGAAGCGGATTTGGCTCAACCTTGGATGGTTTGACATTTTTGGCCAGGATCTGCCGGTTTTGCCGGTTTTTTTCAGATGGATTGACAGTTTCTTCAAAGGCTCCCCCGAAAATGTGGTCGCAGGCTGATAAAGGCCTGAAAAACTGCATGAAATCGGCGTTAGACGGCCGTTTAGGCGGCTGATATTATCAAGACAAGAAGGTTTGGAGCGGCGTGGTGAGACACCCAAGAGCCAAGGTCTGTCCTTCTCCCGGCCCAGGGGAGTGCACGCTCCCGGTCGTGGCGGGTTGGATAAGCTGAAAGCCTGGTCAGCAGCATGGGGAATTCTTTGGGGTGCGAGTAGCCCTCGTCCAAGGAGCCCCTGAGTCGGTTTGAATCCGGCCTCTGAACCTTCTTCTACAAGACATTGAACCCTATGGGTTTTCTGGGATCGTCGGTCTTCTCGGCGATCATCGTGATGGAAACCTGGGAAAGATGCTGGAGAATGACCACTTTCTTGTTCTTCGCCCTGCCTCGAAAAATGACCAACAAAGGCCCCTTAGAGCATACCTCTTCTAGAAAAACAGGGCCGATACCACCAATGAAAAGAGCAACGGCGTGGCCTTCCGGAAGGTTCTTCTCGAACTCCTTGACCTCTTGAAATGAAAACTCGGCAGTTCCTTCAGCGGTGCGTTGAAAAACCGCTTGCCTCATTGCTTCTTCCGACTCTTCCAGCCTTTCGGCAAAGTATTCTTGGGAATCCTCCATCCTTTGCAAGATATCCTTATCTCTCGCGTCTGCTGCGTCCATTGCCTGTTTGGCAATCTTGTCCATAGCGTTGAGAAGGGGGTCCATATGTCATCTCCTAAGTTCATTGTTGGATTCGCGGCGTCATTTTCAAACGAGGGGTGTGGTGGTGGTCTTCCGGAACTCAAAAAAGGGGAAAAGCCTGAGCCCGTTCGGTTGATCCGAACGCCGTTCGATAGGGCATCTGCTGACATGAACAGAATCATGAAGTCCCTCTCGGAAAAGGAACGGGACAAAATCCTGATTGAGCTTTTGGAAAAATTCCCCCTGAAGCAGCCAACCCAATAGGCATCCCACCCTCACTGCCTCTTTCTGCGGGAATGAGCTAGGCGGACTTTTTGTCAACCTCGATCACCACCCCGTTCTCAACTGTCACCCTGAGGTCGAAACCCCTTTTTCCACGGGGTTGATACTTCCAAACTTCCGTTGTTTTCCCGACCTTTTCAAGCCTATCCACGGCAGCCGGAGAGCCGATTGATTCTGACAATTGCTCTTCGGTTTGCCCTATCCAGACCATTCCGTCAAGGATCTTTCCAACGATTCCTGGGTCTCCATACTTGAACAACAGCCCTGCCCTTCTTTCCTCGCGCTGTTTTTCACTGTCCTGGGATAGAAATGCTAAGATTGCGATCATTCCTAATGCCAGAAAAAAATACTCCATGCTTTTTCAGAGACTCCTTTCAGGTGTTCAAAGCTTACGGAGATGGGACACGATGCGGGCGAGGATGGAGAAATCTCCTGGGGGGGCCTTGGGGGAGACGGAGAACGGAGGGAAGGCGGGGTTGTCGGAGATGATCTGGAGGACGCCGCCTGGTTGGACCTGGATCCGCTTCACCAGAAGGGCGTTTTCGAAGCGAAGGACGTAGATTCCCTCCCCGATGACGCGGTCGTAGCGGCGGTCAACAAAAATCAGCTCGCCGTCCGTCAGGGTCGGGGTCATGCTCGAGCCGGCCACCCGGGTCAGGCACAGGAACTTGATGGGGACGGCCATCCAATCGATGATGGCCTGAGGGATCTGGATCCATTCCTCAATGAAGTCCCCCTCGCAAAACGCCCCTGCCCCCGCTGAGGGGGAGAGGGAGTGGAGAGGAATGGGGACAGACCCAGGAGCGGCAGGCGGAGGGGTTAATGTCTGCGCATCCCCCAATCGCATTGGGCCTTTCCCGGTAGCCAGCCATTCCACAGAAACTCTTGCGGCGTCAGCCATCAAAATGAGCTTTTCCCTTGATGGATCAGATTCGCCGGTCATGTAAAACCCAATGGTCCGTCTTGAAATGCCGGTAACTCGGGCGAGTTCCGCTCCTCCCCCGACTTCCTCGGCAACTTTTTTCACCCTACCCGGGAAATTTTCTTCCACGTCCGAGTTCCCCTCGCGAACTCGGACGGCGGCGTCCGAGTTCTCAAACCGCGTCCGACTTGCCTGTCCGTGCGGGTTTTGCCATGAGCCAGGCGAATACCCGGGCGAGCAAACTCGGACGAGAAAAAAACTTCCATAGCCCTGTTGACATAAAAGGAATTTCCTTCTATACTCAGGCTAAGAAAGCAAAGAAAATTGATACCACTTCACCCAAAGGATAACCAAACCGGTGACTTTCTTCAATGGCAACCCCCAGAAAGGTTCGACCGAACGGCCCACGCAGCTATCCCTGTGGGATTCCCCGTCGTTCGACCCCACCGACCGCTTGAAGGCGGCCATGCGGGAGGCCCTGAAGAACTGCCCCCTTTCGAGGGACCAAGTGGTGGCGGACATCAATTCCCTCGCCTCGGCGGAAGGAATGACCTGCGCCGGCCGGTCCCAGGAGGTCACTTCCGCGATCCTCGACAAGTGGGTGGCGGCGGGAGCGTCCGGACATCGAATTCCGGTGAACTACCTGCCCATCTTTTGCCGGGTCACCGGGTCGGTCCTGCCGATGCAGGCGCTCATTGCACCCCTCGGAGCCATCGTGGTTTCCGGGGATGAGGCGAAGATCCTGCGCTGGGGGCAGACAGAACTTGAAAGAAGGCGGCTGGCCAAGGAATCGAGCCGGCTCGCACAGGAGGTCGGACTGAAATGAAACTGATCGAGATCAAGAAATGGCTCCTGGACAAGGGGATCCGCCAGAAGGACCTGGCGGCGCAAATGAATCGGACCCCCGGGACCGTCAGCGCGGTCCTCAACGGCCTCCGGAAGAGCCGGCCCCTGGCGAAGCTGCTCAAGGACCTGGGCTGCCCGGAGACTTTCCTGAAAATGAAGAAGAAGGCCGCATGAAGAAACTCGTCGCTCGCCACATCTGGAAGAACAACCAGCAGGTCTCGGCCTTCTACCACGATCGGAAGCCGGCGAAGGCCAAGGATCCATCGGACGTGATCCAGTTCGAGATCAAGCCGGGGCCGGCCAGCGCCAATCAGGACCCGGTCAGGATGTTCATGAACATCGAGGATTGCACGGCCATCATTCACTGTCTTTCGACGGCGTGCACCTTTGCGATCAGGGACCGACATCCGGTTGGACCAAAAGAATGAAGGAGACCAAGATGCAAAACGAAGGGAAAGGCACCTACTTCATCGTCCGGAACAAGAAAGGAAAGCGCTTTCTGGCAGACGCAAGTGGGCTCATCGTCGGCGCCCTGAAAGACAAGGTCAAGAAGAGCGCTCCGCTCCTCGTGATTCCGAACATCACCCAATCCCAAAAGATGGATGAGTATCTCGAGCTGCTTTCTGATCAGGATTCTGAACTCGCCCTCACCATCAAGGCCGCCATGCGAAGGCAAGGGTTTCCCACTGAAGAGATCAAAGGCCCCCGGGACCTTCCCACAGAAGAGCAGTTCGCAATCGCCATTGAGTTCGTAAAGCAGGTCAAACACCTCCGGACCGGGCTGGCCCGAAGGATTCTTCAAACGGCTGCGGAATTGGTCCTTGAGACCAGCGAGATCCAGGAAAAGTATTGCGATCAGAGAGAATTCGGCGGATCTGAATCCCATTGAAAGGAAAAATAATGAATAAGCCAAACCCGGAAAAAGGCGACTCGCAAGGATACATCCGACGCGATCCTGAGAATGGAGACGTTTACCAATTCGATTCAGCGGGGAATTTTCAAACCGTCATCCGTAATAGTCCCCCGCTCCGGAGCCCCAAGCGGAACGCAAAGAGTGGCCATAGCCGAAATCACTCCATCAGCCTCTTCGTCCGGGAATTGATCAGGATGGAGGAGAAGAACGGCGTCAAATCCGTTTCCGTGAAGACAGTATTCAAAATGGCCGGCATCAGCACTTTGAAAAACGGAGAGTTTGAAAACAATGGCAGGGATTCCCGTCTCGGCATAGGTTTCAAGAATCTTGGTGAATTCCGAGAGCCCTTTGTTAGAACCCGGAAAGAAATACTTGGGAAGCGTGCAATTTTGATTCGACATTCCATTTTCTCCTGACCGAAAGGTTGGGTTCGGGGCGGCCCGAGGTTGGAGCCGGAGGGCCGCCCCCTTCCACACAGAATAGCACGAAGGAAAAGGATAGCTGAGCGTGGTCAAAGAGTGGTGGACAGCCCTTGAACTGGCTGGTTTGCCCGGGGTCCCCGGGTCAGAGCGGCGGGTCCGGGATATGGGATCCCGGGAGGGTTGGAAATGGCGCTTGCGCCAGGGCCGGGGCGGCGGGCGTGAATACCATCTTTCCAGCCTTCCACCGGAAACCCGCGTGGCTCTCATGAAGCGGGACGGCACGGCCGCCCCGGTCGCGGTCCCCGCTCTTGCTGCACCCGTCGCTGCAGCAGCCCCCACGGCCCGGCCGGCCAACCAGGTCGTTTCCTTTTTCCCCAAGGCCAAGCCGACCACCACCCCCTCGAGCCCCGCCGCGATCGCCGCGCCGGATCTTCCCGCCCACCACATGGAAAGCGTTCCGAACCAGGCCGAGATCGACGCCGACGTCTACGATCGGGCACCCGATTACCAGCGCCGCAAAGCCAACAAATACCTCCTGGTCCTGCAGGCATCCGAGGGCCTCTTCGGGCGGGCCCTGGAGAGTTTCGTCGATTCCTGGAACGCCGAGCACCCGGACCTGTCGACCAGCTACCCCGCCATCCTGCGCGCCCGCGAGACGGTCGCCAGCGAAGGCCGGGCCGGCCTGCTGGCCAAGTGGGGCAACCGCCGGGGCGGCTCGACCATCGATCAACCCTGGTTCGAGTTCTTTTCCAATCACTACCTCCAGGAACAGCGACCTTCCCTGGCCCACGTCTGGCGCATGACCTTCGGCTTCGCCACCCATGAAACCAAGCAGATCACCCTCGAAAACTTCCCCAGCGTGGTGGCCTTCTGGCGGCTTCTGTCCCAGCGGTTCGACGAGGGGACCATCTATCGGGCCCGTTACGGCTATAGCGCTTGGAAGCGCAAGTTCGAGGCGCACATCGTGCGCGATTACGAGAGCCTTCCGGCCGGGGAGGCCTGGGTTTCCGATCATGCCCAGATCGACGTCCTGACCACCAGCGGGGACCGCGTCGCCGCCCCCTGGCTGACCGCCTGGCGCTGCCTCAAAACCGGGAAGTTCCTGGGCTGGCACATCCACGTCGAACCGCCCAACAGCGACCACATCTTCCAGGCCTTCTATCGGGCCGCCCTGGCCTTCGGCCTGCCGAAGCACGTCCTGATCGACAACGGCAAGGACTACCGGAGCCGCGACTTCGCCGGCGGCCGGACCACCCTGCACAAGGTCCAGGTGGATGAGGCGAAGGCTTCCCCGATGCTCCTCCTCCTGAACGTCCAGCCCCACTTCGCGATCCCCTACAACGCCCAGACCAAGCCTATCGAGCGCGATTTCCTCAAGATCAAGGAATGGTTTTCCAAGACCTTTCCCGGGTATCGCGGCGGGGACGTGATCGAACGGCCAGAACGCCTGGCCGAAGAGGTCAAGGGCCGTCGCCTGGTCTCCTTCGAGGAGCTGAAGGCCGGCCTGGAAGGCTTCATCACCAAGGTGCTGAACTGCCTTCCTTCCCAGGGGCGGGCCCTGCGCGGGCGGTCCCCGGACATGGCGTGGGGGGAAGAATTCGTGACCCGGCGGGAAGTGCGCCGCGATGCCCTGAAGCTGTTCTGCATGCGCGCATCCAACCCGGTCAAGATCGGTCGGAACGGGGTCCGGGACAGCCGCCTCGATTCGTTCTACTGGGGCGAGTGGATGGCGGGCCGGAAGGGCGATCTGGTCTACATGCGCCGCGACCCGGATTCCTGGCAGGACGCCTGGGTGTTCGACGCCAAGGACGATTCCTACATCGCCCAGGCAACCCTGGTGAGGACCGTGCCGGTCCTGGCCGCTTCCGATGTGGACCGCCAGACCCTCAACGAGGAGTCCGCGCGCAAGGGTCGCGAGAAGAAGCTCATGAAGGCCCGCATCAAGAGCCTGGAAGCCACTTCGTCCCAGGAACAGCAGTTTTACCTGGAAACGGCTGTTTCCGCCCTGGCCGCGTCGGCTGGGAAACGCTTGGCCGCCGCGGGTTCCGGGCCGGCGATCATCACCGGGGCCGGGGCCGCTTCCCCGCAGATCCCCACGGCCTCGTCGCCGGCCAAGATTCCGATGGTCCAGCTCGCCAACACCAAAATGGACCGGGTCGTCACCGAGCGGGCCCGCCAGGATCAGGACGGGAAGGGCGACCTGGCGAAGATCGTTCCCATCGTGAAGCCGAAGAAAAAGCTCTATGCGCTCGCATCCGACCGGGATGCGGACGAACGCGAATCACAACGTCAACAGGAGGAAGACCGATGAACAACGAATTGCGCACGGAACTGCGTGCCCAGATGGAGGCCCACAGCCTCAGCATCACGAAGGTGGCCCGGGGGGTGGGCCTGTCCACGGCCACCATCAGCCAGTGGCTCAATCATTCCTACAAGGGCAACGTCGAGAAGATCGAGGCGTCGGTCCGGAAATACCTCGAACTGCAGAAGGAACGGGCCGCGCGCGGGGAACACAAGCTGCCGGCGGGGTTTGTCCGGACCAGCGTGGCGACCAAGGTCTACGAGGTCGCGGACATCTGCCATGTGGATGGCGAGATTGGCGTGGTGATCGGCGATGCCGGGCTCGGGAAGACCACCGCCACGGCGAAGTATGCCGGGGAGAAGGCAGGCGTGATCCTGATCGAGGTCTCCGAGACGATCACGGCCAACGACCTGATCGTGGAGCTGCACAAGAAGGTGGGGCTGTGCGGATCCGGATCCCTGCACAATCTGTTCAGCGAGGCCGTGGCCAAGCTGAAGGGCTCCGGCCGGCTGCTGATCATCGACGAGGCCGAGCACCTGAAATACAAGTCCCTGGAGATCATCCGGCGGCTGCACGACTTCACCGGCATCGGCGTCCTGCTCGTGGGGATGCCCCGGCTCCTGGGCAACCTTCGCGGCCTGAAGGGCGAATACGCCCAGCTCTACAGCCGGGTCGGCATCAAGGCTGTCCTGACCCCTCTCCGGCAGACGGACACCGAGGAGATCGTGCAGGCGGCCCTGCCCGGCTCGAACGGGATCTGGAAGGTCTTCCACGAAAAGACCGGCGGCAACGCCCGGCTCCTGGACAAGCTGGTCAAGCGGTCTTCCCGGGTGGCGGAGCTCAACCATACCCCGATCACCCCCGAGGTGGTCGACGCCGCCCTGCAGTCGCTGCTGATCTAATCGGGAGGGCGAGGCGATGAACTGCCCTGAATGTGGTGGCGTGATGGTTCTCACCTGCGGCGTCTGGGAGTGCGAGGACTGCGAGTATTCCTGCGACGCTGATCAAGACCTCATGAGGCAAACGGGGGATGAGCCGGAATGACCTGCCCGAACTGCAAGCGTCAGCTGCCTACGGTCCTGGCGACCTGCCAGCACTGTGGTTGGAACCGGGCATGCCCTATCTGCAAAGACCTCATGGACTACTTCCGCGGATTCCTGACTTGCAGGAAATGCGGACACGAGGAGGAGGTGCTCTGATGGCCAGTCGTGACCAGATCAAGATCATCCACGCACTGAAGGGGGCCCTCGAACTCGATGAGGGCACCTACCGGGGCCTCGTGTCGGGCTACGGGGCGGAATCGTCGAAGGACCTGTCGGTCGAGAAGGCCCGGGAGCTGATCGATTGGCTGACCCAGCAGGCGGTCTCCGCCGGCGTCTGGACCAACCGGAAGGGGAAGAAGGGTCGGCCCTACGAGCACCTGGCCGGCCGTGACCCGGAGATGGCTTCCCCTGCCCAATTGCGCATGATCGCGGCGATCTGGGCCGAGGTGTCCTACGCCCCTGACGCCAAGGGCCGGGAGGTCGCCCTCCGCCGGTTCCTCGGCCGGTTCAACTGCTCGGCCATGGAGTTCTTGACCAAGGCCCAGGTGAGCAAGGTCCTGACCGCTTTGAACCAGATGAAGCGGGCGGCCGACCTGAAGCGGACGGCCAGTCTCCCCGGAAGTGCCGCGTAACGGGCCATTATCGGCCCTGTGAACGAACGAAACCAGGAGGAAAGCCCCATGAATCTAGGCGAAATCGAAAAGTTGACCAAGGAGTTCTCGGACTCGCGCGGAACCCTGACCGGCCGGGTTTCCGAACTCAACGAAGCCATCGACCTGCTCAAACGGCGCTTCCTGCCCCTGATCAGGCATGCCGCCCAGGCCGCGCTGGAAAAGAAATCCAGGTTGGAAGCGGCCATCCAGGCCCGGCCGGAGCTGTTCCACTCCCCGCGCACCATCGTCCTGTTCGGGATCAAGATCGGCATGGCGAAAAGCCGCGGCGGGGTGGAATGGGAGGACGACGACCAGGTCGTCCGCCTGATCAAGAAGCACTTCCCCGAACTGGCGGAAACGCTGATCAAGACCAAGGAGACCCCCGTCAAACAGGCCCTGGCCCAGCTGGCCATCGCCGACCTCAAGAAGATCGCGGTCTCGGCCTCGGAGGGCGGCGATGTCGTGGTGATCAAGCCCGCCGATGGCGATGTGGACAAGCTCGTTGCCAAGCTCCTGGAAGAAGAAAAGCAGGCGGCGTGACGTGACGAAACAACCGTCGCTGTTCCCCGAGGACCCCGCCATGAAGCGGACAATCTCCGATGCGGAGAAGGCAGGGGGGCCCATCACCATTGACGACATGCCGAACAACGACATGCGGCTGGTGGCCGAGGTGGTGAGCGTGGATTTCGCTCTGGCCTTGCTGCAACACCTTGGCGGCATGCAACTCAACATCCCGAAGCACGGCCTGAAAAAAATCAGGGACCGGGTGATCCGGGAACAATACGACGGCAGCAATGCAAAGCGTCTGGCCCTGCGGTTCAACGTAACCGAGCGTTACGTCCAGCAGGTCGCCAACGGCAAACCACCGAAGGAGTGAACGGATGACCGACATGGAAGCCCTGGGACAGTATTTCTACCACAAGGAACTGGCCGACTCGCATCTGACCTGCATGCAGGCGGCTGTCGAGTGCCTGCAGGACATGCTGGAACGGACCGGCCAGCGGGTCGCAGAGTTCAACGTCGATCGGGGTTTGCGCATGCTCAGCATCGCGGACAAAGCCCGGGCGAGCTTCCTGCAGTGCGCGACCAAGGCCAACGAGGCCGCGGCGATCTGCGGCCGGCCGCCTCTCGAAATCTGACCCTGGGGGGGAAGCATCATGCGACTGGTCTGCCCTGCATGCGGAGCGATGGCGAGCCTCGAGGCCTGGGCGAACGACGCCGAATGTCGTTCGCTGCTGCAGGTGCTGGTGGGGCTGCCTCGCCCGGTGCAGGGGCGGGCCATCGAGTATTTGGGGCTGTTCCGGCCGGGGCCCGACCGGGGGCTGTCCTGGCGGCGGGCGTTGAAGGTGGCCCAGGAACTGGCGGAGCTGGTCGGGAAAAACCGGATCCAATGGGACAACAGCGAGGAACGGCCGATTTCCCCCGAAGTGTGGGGGGAAGCCCTGGAAGCCGTGGTGGCGCGTCGGCCGGCGAAGCTGCAGAACCACAACTATCTCCGGCACACCGCCTGGGCGTTTTCCGAGCGCCTGGCGCGCCACGTGGAAAACGACCGGGAGCGGGGCTTGCGGGAGCGGAAACCCTCGCCACCACCCGCCCGCGGGCCGGGGGAGTCTGCAGGCCCATGTTTGGCAAATCCCCCGACCGGTTTGCCAAACAGCTCGTCAGGTTTGCCAAACAGGCCACCCGCCACCTCGAACCCAGAGGAGCGGCCCCTGCCCCGAGGGGCTTCCACTCCGCCTATCCCGGGGGCTCCGACTGATGAGGACTGGGCCCGCAACCAGGCCCGCCTCAAGGAGCTGAGGGCCCGAATGAGCAAGCTCGCGGACGACAAGACCTTCGTCCCGAAGGCGAAGGTCCCGGCCACGACGGAGGGGGAAGGCAATGAGCCCAAAAGCGGAAGCTGATCTGGCCATCATGCCCCGCGAGCTGGTGACGGACCTCGTCTTCCAGGCGATCCAGGCTCAGGCAACCCCGGACGGGGCCCGGGCCGCCCTCGAAGATCTGGTGGCGCGGCAGAGGACCTGGTCCGCCCGGTGCGCAGTGGAACAGGCGGTCCGGGGCCTGCTGGTGATCGAGCACTTCAAGGGACGGAGCCGGCATGACCCCGCCGATCGCGTTTGATGATCCGCTCAACCAGCGGGCGGCAGAGGTGCAGAACGCCTCGAACGCCTACCTGACGGCAGTGATTTCCGGGGATCCGGTGCGCATCGAAGCGGCGTTCAAGGCCTGGCTCACGGTGGCTGGAATTCCAACCTGGAAGGAGCATTCCCCCGATGACGCGCAAAGAAGAGTTCATGGGCCGGCTTCGGGAGCGGGTGCTGGAGCGGCTGGTGGAACGAATCGACCGGGCCTTTGCCCGGCGGGGGATCCAGAAGAGGACGGTGACGACGGACCAGACGAAGAACCGGGTGACGGATCAGGAGCGGGTGTGCCCGGCCTGCAACCGACCCTTCCGTGGACATAGAGAACTGTGCCGGACCTGCCGGCGAAAGGACGAGAACCAATGATCCGAAACCTGCGCTACGTCGAGGAGACCAAGACCCTTTCCATCTTCTTCGCCGTGGATGAAGTCGAGGCGCTGGCGAAGAACCAGTGTTGTTCCGGGGTCACAGCCACGATGAAGATTGAAGGCATCTCGCCCGAGGAGTTCGAGCTTATCACTGAGCGAATCGGGGAGAAACCTGAGGAGTTCGCCACGGCCATGAAGGAGCTGGCAGAGGATCTCGCCGGGCATCTTCCCACCCAATCGGAGAAATACGTCTTCATCCCCATCACACCGGAACAATACGACGAGCTGCAGGCCGACGATGCCGCCGATTCTCAGCCGCAGAAGCCTCCCCAGGACGCTGGTTCTTTGACGCATCTTCAGATCCCTGGCATCTGCAATCCGCTGGCCACCGGAACCACCCCGGGCAATTCCCAGTGCCCGCAGTGCGGCGATTTTGTCGGGCCCCTGGTGATCGGGGAGCAAATGGTCCGGTCTTGCCGGCGGTGCGGTTGTCGGCTGTGAGGTGCGCCTATTGCGGCAGTCCTGCTCACACCACCGCCAACTGCCCAGGGACATGTGACGGATCTGTGAGCCGAATGCACATGCGCTGCGCCTTCTGCGGCAGACGTGACCACGACATCAAGGCATGTCCGAAAACCTGGAGTGGGAACGCGGCGAGAGCCTACAACCCCGAAAGCATTGCAGACCATTTCATCGAAGACAGAGGTCACGGGAAAGGAGGCCGATGATGGCCAGATGGACAGCAGAGGTCGAAGCGGGAAAGTGGAACATCGACATCCGGGAGGCCACGAAGGAAGAGATGGACGCGGTTCTCTGCGCCCTCGATCCCAAGTATCGGGAACTGATCAGCCACCGTCAGAAGAAGCTGGAGGAACGCGCATGAGCGGGGAAAAATCGCAAGATTCCCAAGTTTGTATTTGCCACCAGTGCGAGGGTTTGTTCCACCGGCCCGCCAACAAGCGGGGCCGGAAGCCCAAGTATTGCCGGCGCTGCCGGCAGGAAAGAAAGCAGGAGCGGCTGCGTCAGGATCCGATCCGATCGGCCCAGGAGACGGAGAACCGTTCTCTCATCCGCAGCATCGCGGGCGGCGATCGAGGAGGCTGGTGATGGCCGAACAGGACGAAATCTACCGCGAAATCGCCCGCGCACTGGAACACGTCTACGGCAGGGTGGATCTCGATATCGATGGGTTCGTGGTCTCTTACCGGAAAGTCATTTGCCGCAACAGCATCGTGATCATCACCTACGTTGACGGCTCCTGCCTCGGCAAGTGGCTTGATCCGGCGGGGAAACATCCGGAATCGCGATTCATGCGACCGCGCTTTTCCTCCCTGTTTTCGGGACGCCTCCACGCCAAGCTTCTCCGGGCCCTTCCCAAAGCCAAGGCGATGGAGATGACCAGGCCCAAGCTCATCTCTTACGACCCATTCTGGGGCCACGAGCGGACGCTCATCAGCCACCTGAAAAAGAATTTCAAGGAGATCCGGTTGCACGAACCCGCGAAGGAAAAGGAGGCCCCGCAGCATGAGCTCGAACATATACCGGTTTGAGGTGGGTGATCTGGTGGTAGCCCTCTTCCCGCTGAGGAACGGGAACATGGTCATTCCGGCCGGGACAGTCCTCAAGATCGAAAAGCGCTTGCGGGGGTATTGGCTGAAGTCGGCTCCCTGCAAGCATTGCGGCATTCAAGGGCGGGTGACCCAGGTTCCGGCGATTGACTTGGCCCCATTCATTGGCAGAGCGCCCAGGGGGTTGTAATGAACAGCTACACGATGGTCGGAAAGCTGACCTGCGGGCCGGATGCGCTCGCCTTCGTCACCGGGACCAACATCGATGACATGTTCGACCTGTGGACCTGGCCCATCCTGGAGGATTGGCGCTGCAACCTCCGCGACAACCCCGGGGCCCATTACCGGGCCCTGGTCAAGCTGAAGATCCCCTGGCGGGTGGTGCCCCTCGGCGAGATCCTGGCGGGCCGCCTGCCGATCAACAAGGTCGTCTGCCTGCTCCACGCTCCGGACGATCCGAAAACGATCGAACCGGAAAGCCTGCTGCAGCAGCACTGGGTGGTGATCGAATCGGTTCTGCCGCCCCGATCGGAGACCCGCCCGGACGGCACGGAACACGAGATCAACCGCGGCGTGGTCACCGCCCACATGGGCAACGGCCACACCAGGTGTTTTTCCTTCGAGGAATTCACCGCCCTCTACAAGGACGGAACCCCCGCCTGCGCCTACGTCGTCGGCCAGGGCACCCTCACCGGCAACAAGCTCGACCGCGCCTGGGACTGGCTACTCGAGCACACCACCTGCTGAAAGGAATTTGCGATGACAGGTCAATGCGTTTTCTGCAAAAAGGAAGTTTCCCCGGATCCTGCCCACTCCGCCTTCTCGCCCTATTGCAACCCCCCTGTGGCCATGTGCAGCGATTGCGTGCGGTTGGTTCCAGGCTATCCTTGGAAGCCCGGGACTCAGGTTCACCTCGAAATGCCCGGAGAACGGTTTTCTTTGATGAGCAAGATCCAGAATCTGGGCAAGGAAAAAGATGATCTGATGCTTGCCCGCGACGAGCTGCTCCTCCAGGTCAAGAGTCTGACCGGGGAGCTGACGTTGCTCCGGCAGGTCGTCATGGATCAAGAGGCCCGCGTCCAAGCGGAGAAGCTCGAATCCGACCGCCTGGCCGAAATCAACAAGGTGTTCCAAGTCGAGGTCGAGAAGCTCCGGAAATACAAGACCCTGACCGAGCCCGCCTACTGCGAACTGGTGAGCGCAGTGGATCGGCTGAATGTGAAGGTGAGAGAGACCGAGGCCAAGTTGCGGGTGTGCCAAGAAGCATTGCTTGCGGCTGAAGCCCGGGTCGATCCGGAAAAAAACGACTGGAAGATGATCGCTCAGATGATCGAAGATCTCCTCCGGCCGCTTGCGAAGTCAAAACCCGGAGTGTTGCTGACCATCCTCAAGACGGTCATTCTCCGCTTCAACCCGCTGGCGAAGGTCGACAAGATCAAATTTTGACGGAGGCTGACCATGAAACGAGACGACAGCATGAACGCCGTGTTTCGCCAGATGGACAAAAGGCTTCGGGTTGGGGAGAGCCTGAAGCCAAGGCGCACCCATAACATCGCCTCAGACGGAGTCCGAAAGGTGGCATTCGCCCGCATCAGCCACCTCGAAGATCCGAGGCATCCGGGAAGGATCTTCTGCGGGCAGCGAGGGGTGATGGCTTCGCCGGACCGGCAGTGCGACGGCAACTGCGGGTCGTGCCCGAGTTTCGCCCCGACCGCCAGAAAGTTCCCGGAAAAAGGCTGCATGGGAATCTGCAAGAAGTGCCTGGCCATGGTTGACCGGCACCTCGATGATTTTCCCGGTTGAAAGGACCCGCCATGAAAAAGACTCTGCAGGACTACATCGCAGACCTGATCCTGCTGCCGTGCTGCCTGGACCATGCCCGGGTCTGGCAGGAAACGCACGGGGGGAAATACCCCCCTTCGAACCATTCGCCGGGGTGCAAGTTCTACCGTCCTCTGCGGTTCCTCCGGCTCAAGATGATGGACGGTGCCATCTTGATCGCCACCCCGGAAAACGGCCAGGCCATCGCCAAGGAGTTCAACCGTGATTGTCAGGGCGGCGAGCTGGTCGCCGAGATCCTCGGCGAAATCCTGCTCACCCCCGACCAGGTCGAAAAAATGCCGGAATACGAGCCATAAATTGGAAAAGGAGGTCCTCTGTCATGTGGGTTGATGTTCATGATTCCATGCCTTGCGGTGGTCTGATGTTCAACGTTCGAGGCTGGGGCGGGGAGAGATTGAAGAACTACTGCATTCCGCCTCTCAGAATGGTCGCAACCATTTTCTCTGCATCCTTCGTTGCTGGTCTGGCCGTTGGTTTGGCCATCTGTTTCTTCAAGTCGGGAGTCACCCGATGATCGCCAGACCGAAGTCCTGGCACGAATCGGGCAGATTGATCTCGACGCTTTTCCCAGGCCGAACGGAATCCCTCAGATCAGGGGCCAGGATTTCAAGTTTGTTTGGTGTGAACTGATGAGGGGAATTTGATGCCTTGTAGACCCAGGCATGGCGCCATTCTTCGGGACCTTCGGGAAAACGCATCGAGACCCGGAGAATGGAGAATTCCTCCGGGTGGTAGCGATCGCTCCACCGCACCAAGCCTGTATTCAGCCTGAAAGACGCAACGAACAGGGGCTTTTCGAGCCAGATGTTGATGGTCGCAGGGAAACAGGTCTCGATGTTTGGCTCGATCTTCTTGATGAACGGTATCTGGAGCGGAACGGTTCCTTTTGCCGCTCCAAGACCAGGGATAACGATGCCGCGGACGATTATCTTGCCCATGGAAACTCCTCTCGTGAAGTGCGGTCGGACCCATTATCGGCAAGGATGGAGGGAAGTTTGAAAAATGGAGGATGGCGATGGGGCGGATCATGGTTGATGAGCTGGTGTTTCCCTTCCGGGGTCGGATGTTCTGCCATCTGACCGCGGACGACGATGCGGAGCTGGAAGCGTTCGCGCGAAGGATCGGCCTGAGCAAGTCCTGGAAGCACACCAAGAGCAGCACCCCGCATTATGACCTGACCCAGATCATGAGAGGGAAGGCCATGAGCGCAGGAGCCGTGTTCGTGCCCGCGCTGCAACAGGCCAGGGAAAGGCGGGTCAAGAGAACATGCGTTTGATCAAGATTTTCGCCGAACGGGTGAAGTGCTGGTTGGGCTTTCACCGCTGGCACCAGGTGAAGAGGGGCATCCGGTCCGGCGGTGGGCGGCGGTTCTTTCGACCCAGATATCCTCGGATCCTGTTTTGGGCGACAACGTTGGAGACCTGTCAGGCCTGCGGCGCTGACGCAGAGGTCTTTTACTGTGATCACGGTCGTGTCGTCCGGAAGGTGGAGAGCGATGGTCTGCGTGTATGCTGAAACGAGGGTTGCCTGTGACGAATGCCCTCATGGCAAAGAGCACGCCGAGATCGATTCCTGTGGACATGTATGGTCTTGCTGCGGCGGCAATGGAAAGGCTTTGGTTGAAGTGATCTGTGTGATAAAGTGACGAGGGGCGCATTCCGCAAGATTGCCCCGGGAGGAAAAGTGAGCATGGAATCAGGTCAAGAGCAATGGCGAGCTGACTCGGATGTCATTTTCACGGCCATCTCGACAGCCTCCTATCCGACTTGGGAAGAGGCCAGACAGGCAGTCTGCCAGATTTATCTCCCGGACCGATCTTTCTCCAGGGCAGGCATCAGCGATGCATTCAAGAGGCTTGAAGATTTTTACCGGAGCCGTTGATCCAGGTCCCCCCCGTTGATGAAAAGAGAGCCGCTGAAAAGCGGCTCTCTGGCTTTGTGGCGGGGGTTCCTCAGCGGGTGTCGGTGGCCAGGTGGCGGAGGATGGCGGCGCGGATCTCGGTGAGGTCTTCTTCCTGGACGACCAGGTAGGGGCGGGCGGGGATGTCGATGGTGTAGTCCTTCCCGGAAAAGGATCGCTCCACGGCCCGCTTGTGGTGCCCCTTGGCAAAAACGGCCAGGTTCCGGAGTTTCCCTTCCCTGGCCTGGCGCAGGAGATTGCCCTTGGTGTCCGTCCGGAGGCGGATGGAACCATTCCGGCCCTTCATGCTGATCGTCGCCCCGAACTGGTGGGGGGCAGCATAGACCTTGTTGGTGCCGACCGTGACCGAGTCCTCGGTGGCTTTCGCGGCGATCGAGGCGGCCAATCCCCCGGCGCTGACCTGGAGGATCTTCCCCGGCCAGGTCCGGGCCTTGGTCCGCTTCCTGATCGTGGACGGCTTCAACGGCCTCCACTGCTCGGACCCACCCATCACCTGGCCGACGGTCCCGGACCACCGGCCGCCGGCCGCGAAGTTCTTCTCGACGGAAGCCGTGATGATCTGCCCGATCTCATCCATCGGCCGCTTGAGGTTGAGCATGCGTTGTTGCAGGCGGCGCAGCAGTTGCTGGACGCCGGCGTCCTCGAGGTAGATTTGTCCGTCTTCCTTGCTCATCGAATAAACCGTTTACGCCTCGTTCAAACCAGGGGTTTGGATCGTTTACGAATTGAGCCGCCGATACCAGTCCACCACCGCCTGGTCGAGTTCCTTTCCCTCGCGCCGACTTCTTTCCACTTCCTCCAGGAACCCCACGATGGTCTCCAGGGCCTGGTTGCTGACCTTCCCCCTGAGAGCCTTGATGGCCTCGGGCGGCAGGGGCTCTTCCTCTTCATCGTCCCCGCCTGGCCCATCGGCCGCCTGACCAGGGGCCGCCCCCGGATCGCCATCGGCTCGGGAAATTGCCGGCACCGGCCGGGCTTCCTCTTCCGACCGGTCGGGAAGGTCGGGAACCGGTTCGCCGAGGGCCTCTTCCGCCGCGCGTCGCTTTTCCTCGAGGAGGGCGAGGAAGCGGTCCTGGGCCCGGGCGGGGTTGCTGTCGAAGCCCTCGTCGGGATGGATCGGCAGGTGCCGGCCGGAGGACTGGTAGGCGGTGGTCTCGAACACTCTGCCGCTGACCTCATCCACGGCCTGGGTCTGTTCCAGCTTGCCGGCGGAGGTCTCGATCTGCACCCCATCCCGCGCGGCCTCCGATGGGCTGAGGCTGGTAACCCGGCAGCGGCAGTTGTAGCCGTTGGGCGGGTAGAAATGAGCCCATAACGGGTCGTCGAACCGGAAGACCTTCCCGTGCAGCTCGCGGTGCTCGGGCCTGGTCTTCCCGTCCAAGATGGCGATGTATTTCCAGTAGGGGCGGGCATCGGCCACCGCCCGCATCTGCCGTTCCCGGCCGGCCATGTAGGCGCTCTGCAGGTTGGTCTGAAAGATCGTCTTCAGCCGCCAGGGCGACCCGAGCTGGACCGTCTTGACCTCGCCGTCCGGGCTCCGGACTTCCTGCTGGCCCCACCAGCCTTTTGCCTGCAGGCGGGGCGTCAGCTCCTTTGCGAACTGGGCCTGGGTGATGCCCTGGTCGAGGGCCTTCTGCAGGACGCCCCGGATATCCTTCAGGATATCGAGGCTCGCGGCCTTGGCCACCGTGAACGCGCGGGCGTGCGCATCGTCCTTCATCTCGTGCCAGTTCCAGGTGATCTGGTAGCCCTTGGCCTTGAAGAAGGCGATCGCTTCCTCGGGGGGAAGCTTCATCGCATCGAGAAGAACCTGCGGATCAGCGGCCGGCATGCAGCCGCCCCCAGATGCCCGCGACGAACAGGACGCGCTCCAGGATCTTGACCAGCTCGTCCAGGTTCATGGCCGGGTAGGTCTCCACCAGGCGCTCCATGACCGCCTCGATGCTGGCCCCCTGGCGCACCAGGTCGATGAAGGGGCGGAGCATTGGTTCCGCCGCCGCCTGGAGATCCTTGGGCTGCACGGCCAGGGACATCGCCAGGTCGAGGGCGGTCTGATCGGGGGCAGGATCGCGGCCCGGGCCGCCCGGCTCGGAAAACTCCGACGCATCCGGTTCCAGGGGAGCGGCAGCGGCCGGCGCAGGGGCGGCCGGCGGCGGCGTGGGCTCCGGCTTCGGCCGGACGATGATATCGCCGTCCTGGAAATTGTATTCACGCTTGAAGTATTGCTCGGTGAACTCGACCTGGCCGGTGTCGGACAAGAGTTTGTCCCGGTCGGCCTGGTCCTTGGAAACCTGCTTCTCCCGCCACATCTTGAACCCCGGGGCCGGCACCCCGGTCCCAAAGTTCAGATCCACCACCCAACGGATCAGGGCGTTGTAGGTGGCGATGACCAGGTCCGTGTCCCCGTCCACGATTTCCTGGCGGACCTGCATGTGGGTTTCGCTGGCGGCGTAGGCTCCGCCGGTCTTGCCGATCTCGGTGGTCAGGGTCTGCCCGAGCAGGGCCTTGGACACCTGGGCGTCGGAGAAGAGCAACAGCCGCTCGTAGATGTCGGCCGAGGCCGCTTTCCCGGCCGATTCCTTGATCTCCACCGAGGAATCATCGGGGATCACGGCGATGGCGGACTGCACCAGCGCTTCGAGCATGTCGGCCAGCCGATCGACTTCGTCCTGCCCGGTCCCGCGGGGGTGTTTGCCGATCGCGAAAGCGCCGCCGAACTTCTCGGTAAACTGCACCCAGAACTTGTATCCGCCCTTTTTGAAAGCGACCGGCCAGAAACACCGGCTCAGAAGCGGGAAGCCGTAGGGGTTCTCGAAGGTGGCATCGTGCGCGGGGCACAGGAACTTCATCGGCGGCAGTTCCTCGCCGATCGGGTTGGCCATGGACTTGAACCGCATCCGGTTTTCCGGATCGAAGCAGAACCAGCTCGGGGGCTTCCCGACCAGCCCGGTCGGGGCCAGGCTCCCGCCGGCGGCGCTCCAAAGAACCTCCATCGGCTGATAGCCGAACAGGGGGGCATCGAGGATGTTGCCGATGATGCCCTTGACGTCGAAATCGGCAAACAGGTCCTCGATGAAGGAGTAGACGCGGGCTGGGGCCTTCCGCCGATCGATGTCCCAGCTCATGCTCTTGGTGCCGGCTTTCCGGCTGATGACGCAGGCCCCGACGTGGGCGTCGATCAGGAGGCGCTTGTAGACGGTGATGTCCTGCCCAAGGTTGCGCAGAACCTCGTCGGGGTTGGGAAGCTGCATGCCGAACCCGGAGAAGTCACCGGCCCGGCTGCGGGTGGCGACCTCGGTGAACAGGGCTTTTCGGGGCGGTTTGGCCTCCTGGAACGTCACGAACTCATCCGGGTTGACCCAGATCCCTTTTTGACCGACCGACATACCAACCTCCCCCGGGATCGAAACCCCGTATAATTTCAACGGATTTCCGTTGAAGAACGTTCAAATTTTTTAATTCGGGTCCTAGCCCGAAAAGACACCTTGACGCGCCTACGGGCCTCTAATACCCCGCCGTCAAGGTCCGGCCCTGGTAGCGCCCTCTTGAGGCGGTCAAAACGGGTCCTTTGTAGGACCGGGCGGCATTCAGTGAAAGACCGAGCGCCCAAAACCGGTCAGCATGACCGTCTGTCTCGTCGGATTGAGCATCGAACCGGATGTGGCCAGTTTTTGTGACGACCTTCTTCACGGAGTGCAGGTCGTCGCGGATCTCTTCCGATGACGGGATGAGGGCGGTCCGATCCTCGAACTCGGTGTGCATGTGGGTGGCGAGCTCTTCCTTCACCGCCTCGCTGAAGGTCACCTCCTCGACCCGGAACGTGCCGAAGGCCTCCTTCGCTTCTTCCGCGAGCTGGGCACCGATGCCGGTGCTGTCGATGCAGGCCCGGCGGAACTTGGGATGGCGCAGAATGCCATACAGGGTTTCGCGCTGGATGCGGAACGGCGTCTTTTCCATGACGATCACCTGGCGGGTGAACTTCATCGGCCCGAGCTTTTCGAAGATCCAGATCACCGACAGATCCTTTTTCCGGCCGATGTCCATGCCCACATACAGGTCGCCTGCCACATCTTCGAGCCCCTGAACCAGTTCGAGGTCCTCACAGGTGGCGATCAGGGCGTAGGGCAGGAAGGCGGTGGCTTCGTCCACGGGGTTGCAGCAGTATTCCTGCTCCCAGGTGTTGGGCTTGCGGCAGTCCCGGCGCTCCTGTTCGAGCCAGGCGGCGCGCTCCTCGTCGGTGAGGGTCCGCTGCATGATCTTGTCGGCCAGGCCCTCCGCCACGGCAAGCTGGATGGGTGTCTTGTGAAGGGACCAGTTCGACTTGCCTTCCCGGATGTCGATGATGAACTCGTTGAACAGGGTCCCCGCGCCGTTGTGGGTGCTGAGGATCCGGAGGGGAAAGCCCCAGGTGATACAGGGCTTCGCCGCGGTCCACATCTTCTCCTGGTCTTCGTGCCAGGCGAACTCGTCGAGCACGACCTTGCCGCCCTTGCTGCGGAAGCTCTTCGGGTTCGAGGTGAGGGCGATGATGCGGCGACCCAGGACGGGAAAGTCGATCGAGTAGGTCAGGACGTTTTTCTTCTCGTCGAGGATCTCGCAGCCGAGGTTCTTGGCGGCCACGTTGAACAGCTTGGCCCATTTCTCGCAGTAGAGGATGTATTCCTCGGCGGCCGAGGCATCGGCGCTGGAGAACCAGACATCGGGCACGGCCTTCGCCACGCAATCCTCGACGTCTTCATAGCTCTGGATGTAGGTGGCCCCGATGCGGCGCGACTTTTCCCAGATCTTGATGCGGGGGCGGTCTTTGAGCCACCGGATCTGGTAGGGCATGAAAAAGCGCTTCAGGTCCATCTATTCGCCAAGCAACGCTTTCTGGACGGCCTTCACGACATCTTCCTCGCTCATGACCTTTTCGGCGGCCTTGGGATCGGAGGCCACGACTTGGTCTTCGTATTCCTTGACCTTGGTGATGGCGGGAAGGAGGCGGGAGAAGGTGTAGAGGCGGCCGGCGTCGATCTTTTCCCCCGCGTCGATGTCATCCTTGATCGAGCGCATCAGCTTTCGGGCGAACTCGTAGAGCTCGGCATGGAAGGATTCTTTCGAGGCCAGGAGCTGTTTCCGGCGTTCCTCCCACTTCCCTTCGTCCTTCCAGGTCCGGACCGTCCGCTCGCAGATCTTCAGGCGGTCGGCGATCTCGGCCAGGGTCATCTGCTCAACGACGTAGAAACGCTCCGCGTCGGCAAAGAGGGCGGCTTTCTTGGCCATCAGTCGAGGTCGCTTTCCAGCTTCTTGATCTTGGCCCGGACCTCACGCAGCTCCGTCACGATCCGGCACAGCTCGCTGGCCTCGTTGAGGAGTTTCTCGACGTCCAGGTCCGTGACGTCTTCGGCGTAGGGGTTGGCCAGGGTCCGGATCAAAATCAGCCGGCCGGCCGCGTCGGCATCGAGTTTGACGGCTTTTTTCTTCAGGTCCGCCAAAAGGCCTTTCATCTGGAGGCGTTCGGGGTTCATGAGGGCTCCTTTCGCACGAGGGGACAAAATTGGTTCGTGTCCATTTTCTGTTCGACCCGCGACAACATCTGCGAGTGATAACTGACCGTTTCGATGGTTTCCTTCAGCAGCAGAAACATCTGTTCACGCGCTCTTTCCTGCTGAATCATTCCCGACTTGAACAACTCGAACTGCTGTTTGTTTTCCACCTGGACCTGGGCGAGATAGATCTTCCACTTTTCGGTTTCCGAGCGGTGATAGAGATACCAGACGAAGAACAGCAGCGCCGGAAAACCGACCACCTTCATGATCTCAATTCCCCATTGTGCCTCACCCATTCAACACCTCGCTTTATTTGTTCGGATCTATCTGAACAATAAATGATTCGGGGCGATTGCTCCTAACGCTTTTACCTTTAGATAATTCACCCGAAAAACCCATGAATAAGCCGGGGGAAGGTGAGGGCGAAAGTCATTAGGATGGGTGCATGGAAACGGGAAAATGGTGCGCGATATTTCGTGCCGGGAAAAACAAATCGCGGAAGGGTGGCGAGCGGGAATGGTCCGAAGGGGATCTCGACCGCATCGTGACCACCTACGATCCGGTCAACGGTCATGACGCACCCATTTGCATCGATCACGACGAGAGTGCGGGTTTCGTGCCTGGTGGCCCGGCCTATGGCTGGGTCGAAGCGTTGAAACGGGAAGGGAAACTACTGCTGGCGAAGTTCCGGAAAGTCGTTCCGGAGTTTGCCAAGGCGGTCAATGACGGGCTTCTCGAAAAGAGATCGATCGGCCTGTATCCCGACGGGACGTTGCGGCATGTCGCCTGGTTGGGGGCCAAGCCGCCCGCTGTGAAAGGCCTTCCCGGGTTCAGTTTTTCCGAATCCAAACCGGTCAAGGACCCCGACTGCTTCGATTTCGCCGAAGCCGGGGATTTCAAATTCGAACAGCAGGAGGGAAGCGTGACCGAGATTGAAATTCTTCAGAAGAAGCTGGCGGACGAACAAGCCGCGCGGCTGGCCGCGGAGGGCAAGGTGACAGCCTTGGAGACTGCCAACACCAAGTTCTCCCTCGAATTTTCCGAGGCGGAGAAAAAGCGGAAACGCCAGGCGCTCACCGATTTCGTCACCACCGGCATCACCGCCGGCAAGATCCTGCCCGCCTGGAAGGATCAGGGGCTCGTCGAGTTCATGGCGAACCTCGAGGAGACCACCGAGGTCTACGAGTTCAGCGAGGGCAAGAAACAAGCCCCCCTGGACTGGTTCAAGGATTTCATAACCGGGTTCGCGTCCCACCCGCTGTTCAAGACCATGACCAAGGGTGAAGCGACCAAGGGGGCCCAGTTCTCGGAAGACGAAAAGTTCGTTTCCATGATCGTCGGCCCCGAACAGAAGGGAGGCAAGTAGCCCATGACCGGGATCACCGCTGTTGTCATTGCCCTCGTCACCATCATTCTCGCCGCGGGCCTGCGGATGGCCGGAACGCTCGGCGTGACCGAGACCACCCTCAGCCAGCCGGCCATTCTCGGCAGCCATCCGCCGATCACCAAGAAAGTCACCATGGCGATCGACGGCACCGCGCGGGTCGCTGGCACGGTTCTCGGCATCGTCGCGGCTGACGGGACCTACGCGCCCTACGTGGATACCAACAACGACGGCACCCAGACGGCCAAGGCCATTCTCCTGGAAGACGTCGCCATTCATGCCGCCACCGTGGAAGCGGTGGTGCTCATCCACGGGGATGTGATCGAAGCCAACCTGACCGGCGAGGATGCCAATGGCATCGCCGATCTGCTCGACGCTGGCATCTACGTCGTGTAAGGAGGAACGAACGACATGGACGAACTCTTCAATGCCCGGGTTTTGACGGCCGCCATCAACAAGATCAAGTCGGTCCGGACCATCATCGCCGACAAGGTTTTCGGGGCCAAGCAGTTCCTGTATTCCGGCCTGTTCCAGTGGGATGTCGTTTCCGGCAGCGAGCGGATCTTGCAGAACCTCCGCCCCATGCAGGAAGCCCAGATCGTCAGCGCAACCGGGAAAAGCACGATCACCTGCAAGGGAACCAGGTTCTCGGAAAAGCGCCTGGTCCTGGCTTCCGATCTGGCCGACATGCGGAAGTATGGCGAGCAGGCCGCGACCGAGCTCCTCGGGGAGAAGCTCAACCGGGAGCTGCTGGACATGAAGACCAAGGTCGACCGGACCCGCGAGTTTATGGCCGCCCGGGCCCTGGCCGGCCAGGTAGTCGACGACGCCGGCACCGTGTTGGTCGATTACAACTTTGGGGTGGCGCAGAAGCCGACCCTCGCGGGCAAGAACCTCTGGACCGATTCTGAGTCCAACCCCATCAAGAACATCCGGGCCTGGAAAAAGATCATCACCCAGGCGATCGGTGCGGTGGACGGGTTCTTCGCTTTCGCCGGCAGCTCCGCCATGGACGCCTTGCTGGAGAATCAGAAGGTGCTCGACCTGATGAAGAACCAGGTGGGCCAGCAGATTGCCGAAAAGGGCCGGATCACCTATCTGGCCGAGTGCGAGATCGAGGAGATTCTCGGCAGCTATCTGGACAACTCCAATGTCCGCAAGGACTTCATCCCGGCCGAATACTTCGTGCTGGTGGGTGTTTCCGCCCAGGCCGCCGGCGAGCTCTACGCTCCCGCGATCGACTTCGACGATCCCAACGGGGTCGGCTCCGGAAAACCGGCGGGGATGTTCTTCACGAAGTCCTGGAAGAGCGAAGACCCGAGCGGTCGCTGGGTGAAGGTGGAAGCCCGCCCCCTGCCCGTCCTCTACAAGCCCGAGGCGATCGTTTACGCCAAGGTCGTGGCGTAAGGAGGAACCATGAAGACCATCAAGAAGACCATGAAGAAAATCACCGCTCTCCTGATCGTCCTCCTGGCGGTTGCCGTGTCCTCCATGGCCGCGGATCCCGCCTTCTGGCGGCAGGGTATCACCGGGACTGGATCCGAAGTTCGGTCCGGGCAGCAATACCCCATGCCCACCCAGGACGCCCCGACCGACGGGTTTCTGTCCTATGCGACCCCGACCGTCGTCATCGGGACGTCTGCCGCCGTCCTGATCACCACTTCCGGGGCCATCCCCACGGGGGCCCATCGTTTGTGGGTCGGCGTTCCTGCCGGTGGTTCCTATCTGAACTATGGGTATTCCAACGTCCCGACCGGGTCGTCCCCCTTCCAGATTGCCCCTGGTGCCTTTCGAATCTGGGACCTGGCGACCCTGACCCCGAAACTCTACTTCCGGGCCGATTCCGCCTCGATCTCTGTCGTTCTCAACGCGGACTGAGGAACCACCGTGGCCTACTGCACCCGCACCGATATCGAGAAGCAAATCCCCAAGGCCCAGGTCACCCAACTGACCAAGGACTCGGGGGATGTCCTGGCCGAACAGGAAGCCAACACCATCGCCCGGGTAGCGGACGCAATCGCCTCGGCCGACGCGATCGTCAACGGCTTTCTTTCCACCCGTGACCTGGTCCTGCCTCTCAATCCGGTGCCGGTGATCATCAAGACCCTGTCCATCGATCTCGCCATCTGGGCCCTCCACAACCGGCGGACCTCTCTGGAGCTTCCCAAGCCGATTCAACAGCGTTATGACAACGCCATGAAGCTGCTTGACCGGATCCAGAGCGGAAAGCTCGGCTGGGGGGCCCAGGAGGCGGACCCCAACGCCCCGGCGGAGTTCCGGACCGACAAAGCCACCACTGACAAGCTGTTCCCCAAGTCCGTCCTGGACAAATTCTGAGGAGGCACCCATGGCCAAACAAGATCAATCCGAACCGGTTGCCCTGCCTCGCGGCTATGACCAGCTTCCGGCCGACCTTCAGGCCGAGCTGGCCCGCCGCTTCACCTATCACCCTCCCAAACCCGGCGCTGCCGAGTCCTTCCAGCAGCTTCGGGCCCAGGCCCTGATCCTGGCCATTCTGATCTGCACCAACTGCCCCGCCGGCCGGGAACGGGCGAACGCCCTGACCCGCCTCGAAGAGACGATCATGCACGCCAACGCGGCGATTGCCCGGGAGTGACGCTATGATCAACGTGCGCGGGCCATACATGACGGATGCCGACTGGAAGGGTGTCCGCCATTTCACTCCCGACGAGAACTGGGGGAACTGGCGGAAGGTCCATCGGGACCTGATCTACGGCCTCGATGCTCTGCGGGCGTTCCTGGGTTTGCCCATCGTGATCCACAACGCCTACGACACCAGGGGCCACACCGATGGCTCCTACCACTACCGCGGGATGGCCGTTGACGGGCACGTCGAATGCCTTTCCCTGATGGACCTGTTCTTCGCTCTGGCCCGGTTCGACGAGTTCAACGGCATCGGGCTGTATCCCTACTGGACGCTCGACGGAAAACCCAAAGGGAAGCGGTGTCCAGGCTTCCATGCCGACATCCGGCCCAAGAGCGAGCGCTTCAAACCTGATTCCCAGTGGATGTGCTCACCCGCGGGGGTTTACCTCCCGCTGACCTGGCAGAACCTGAAGGAGGCCCTGGCCGCATGAATCTCACCGACTATCTGACCCCCGCCAACGTGATGTTGGTTGCGGTGCTGTTGATCCAGGTCTACAAGCTGGCCCGGCCGTTCATGGCCAAGACCGAAAAGGGCGCGGCCATCGTTTCCACCATCGATCGCGGGTGGGGTTTCGTCGCGGACAAGGCCCCGGCGATCTTCACCATCGTCGAAGCCCTGGCCGAGAAGAACGTCATCAAGAAGACGGACAAGGCCGGCCAGTTTTTGCTGGAACTGCGCAACGAGGCCATGAAGCACAAGATCGACCTGACCCCGGAGCACGAGGCGGAGGCCCAGTTCATCGCCAAGACCCTGGCGGCCCAGGATCACCAGCCGGCGCTGCCGGCCGGCCAGGCGATCGGTCAGGCGATCGGTCTACCCATCAGACCGGCGGTGCCCGCGGACCCTACCGCGGCCCTGCCCGGCCCCAGGTAGGGATCGAGGCAGGGCCGAGAGGCGCGACCCTTTCTGCGCGGGCCCGGAACGTGTTTGTGGATCTGGGCGTGGGAAATCACAAACCCGAGTGGCGGGTGGGAGTGACGTTCTGACATGGCGACGACCGGGGCAACGGAAGACAAGATGATGGACGCCGTCACGGCGCTCGTCGACCTGTCGGGCAACAAGCTTTTCGGCCAGGTGGATTCCATCGGCCGGAATGATACGCCCCCGCCAATCTGCTACCCGGCCGCGTTCGTCTATTTCCTCTTCGCCCGCAGAACCGAATCACAGCCCCGCCCCGTCTATGACTGGTATTTCGATGTGGTGGTCATGTCCCAGAACCTCGAAGGGGAAAGGGCCCTCGCCAAGGATGCCTATTCCCTGTTTGAGGCTGTCCGGGATGCGATCCAGGGCAAGGATTTCGGCCTGACCGGGATCGGGCCTTTCGACTGCATCGATGTTCGCCTGGGGGAACTCGACGGCGGCGTCATCGCCTACACCCTGGGCTTTCGGACGAAGGCCTATCTGCCCGTCCCAACCCGACAATAGGAGGCACCATGAGCGATTTTGAACTGAACCAACTGCTGCTTGGCGAGCTGGAGGTCACCGAGAACGTGGATCCCACGCCGACACCGGCGGCCAACGCCATTCTGTGCGGCGAGCTGATGCCCAAATACAGCCCCCAGGAGCTGCAGCGCAAGGCCCTGGAAAGCGGCCTGACCGAGCCCAAGATGCTCATCGGCCGGGAGCTGGTCGACCTGGCCATCGCCGTCGATCTGCGCGGGGCCGGGACGGTCGGGAATGAGCCCGACTGGGGCCCTCTGGTGGAAATCTGCGGTTACACCAAGCGGGTGATTGCCGCCAAAACCGTTGGGGCGGCCGAGCGAGCCTTCGGCAACAGCGGCGGCCCCTCGACCCTTGCGGTGACCTCGGGGGGGACCTTCACGGGGCCGGCCCCGCGGCGTTACCTGGTCACGGTGACCCTCGGCGGAGCGTCCGGTGTCGCCACCTGTGGCGTCGTTTGCCTGGACGACACCACCCAGAACAGCGTGGGAAACGTCATCACGACTGCCACCCCCATCAACCTGGGCGACGAAGGGGCGACCATCACCTTCACCTTCGCCTCCGGAAACCTGGTGCTGGGCGATGCCTGGCTGGTCCACTGCTACCTGCCCTGTGTGGCCTACGCAACCCGGGCACCGGCCGATGCGAAAACCACCATGACGTTCTACCACTACCTCGGCAAGCACCTGGTGAAGGTCCACGGGGCCCGTGCCGATTTCAGCCTGGCGTTTCCTGCCGGCGAGATGGCCAGCGCCCAGTTCAGCGTTCGGGGCCGCTTTGGCGGCCTGACCGACGTGGACACCCCCGCCGGCGATTACTGGAACAAGCTCATTCCGCCCGTGGTGGAGAGCGCCGGGGTTCTGTTCGGCTCCTTCGGAGCCGGTGTCATCCCGGAACTGGGATTCACCTCTGGAAACAAGCTCAGCGAGCGGCCCGACGTGAATTCCGAAGATGGGTTGAAGGGGCTCCGGTATGGCCGGCGCGATCCGCGCTGGTCGGCAACGGTCGAGGCTGAGCTCGAAGCCACCCACCCGTTCTGGGCCAATCTGCGGGCCCGGACCGAGTTTCCTCTCAACGCCCAGGCCGGCAGCGTGGCCGGGAACATCGTGCAGGTCTGGATCCGCCGGGCGAGCACGCTGGGCAACGACCTGGCGAACAAGGAAAACATCCTGCACTACGGGCTGTCCGGGCAGATCCACGCGGTCCCCGGCCAGAACGACAACATCGAAATCATGGTCCGCTGAGGAGCCCGAACATGGAAGACAAAGACCTGTTGCAAGCCCATCCCTTGCCCTATCGCGTCTACCCCGGCAACCGCATCATCGTGACGGTCGGCCAAAAGAAGACCCTCCTCCGCTGGACCCCCGATCAATACCGGCGCTACATGGTCATGCAGGAAGCCCGGAGACGGAAGTTCGATGAGGAAACCAAAAAGGTCACGAACCAGGAAGTTCTGGAGATCGTCCGGGTCGACCGCTATGACGTGCTGGAGATCGTCTTCAATCCCGACCGGGACAAGGTGGAGTTTTCCCGGGAGGAGCTGGAAGCCGCCTTCGACCATAACCACGCAGGGCACATTGCCCAGATCTGGCTTCAGGAATTGTTGACCCCGGAGTTGCACCCAAACGATCCCGCCCGGGGTCCGGCCCTCGTCTGAGGCCGGGGGCCCGGGAGCCCTTCCAAAAAACTCTTGGGTCCTTCGTCCAAAAGGTGGCCCGGGCGTTCCATCTGGAACACCGGGCCACCTGGAGTATGGATCTGGCCGATTTCTGGCCTGCCGTTGATGAGGTGATCGAGGTGCCAAACGTCGATGCGACCCTTGCCTCCTTCACCGGAATGAAACCGAGAAAACGACGATGAGTCCAGGCCCAAGCAACGAGATCACCCTCGTCATCCGCGCTGACGGCACCGCTGCCGTCAAGGGCGTGGAAGACGTTCGGTCGTCTCTGGCCGGTTTGCGGGGCGCATCCGAAGGCGCGGACGCCGGGCTTTCCGGGGCGGGTCAGGCCATGAAGACCATGGGAAGCGGCGCTGCCCAGGCCGGGTCGGTCATTTCCGGGAACTTCGTTTTGACCCTGAAAAGTGCTGGGGATGCGGCGAAAAGAGCCCGGGAGGAGGTCGACTGGTTTCGCAGGGAGCTCGATGCTTCCAAAGCCTCCGCCCAAACTGCCGGGGGGGCACTGTCCACGATGGCGACAACCATCGGCAGGGCTTTCACTTATACCAATGCCAGCGTTTCCGGAGCCGCCGCCAAAATCAAATCGGAACTTGTCACATCCTTGAATGCGGCCACTGCGGCTGAAAAGGACTTTGTCAAGGGTTTCAGAACGGCTTCGACAGAGATCAACCAAACCCTCGAAGTTCTGTCCAAGGTGAAGGCGGGGATCGACACCGTATGGTCCTTTGCTGAGCAAGCAGCCAAAACGGAGGAAGCCCGGCAGGCCTTCAGAAAGTTCGCTCAAACCCAGAAGCAGGATGCCGATTCGATCATTTTTTCCCTCAAGAAAATTTCTGGGAACACCATTGGTGATATGAGCCTGATCTCCTCATCCTCCAAGGCAATGACGCTTGGGGTGGCCAAGAACGGAGAGGATCTGGGAAACCTGCTGCTCATCGCCAGGAACAAGGCCCGGCTTTTTGGCCTGGATACCGCCCAGGCCTTCGATGACATCGTTACAGGTATCGGCCGTTCCTCCCCGTTGATCCTGGACAACCTTGGAATCCGGATTCCCGAGGCAGTGAAAAAGGCTACGGAGAGCATGCGGGACGCGCATTCGGTGCAGCTCCTGGCGAACGCCACCATCGCGGCTGGTCTTCAGGAACTGCGAGACATGGGCGGTGTGATCGATTCGGATGCGGATGGTTTCCGAAGTTTCACTGCCACCGTCCTCAACATGAAGAACGCCATCGGGGAAGATCTCATTCCGGTCATGGGTGACCTGGGGTTCATCCTTACCGATGTCGTTTTGCCGCCCATGAAGCTCATCATTGAGGGGTGGGCAAAGCTC